TGCTGACCTTCAAGAATTGTTCCTGACTTCATTAAGTAGCAACGGAACTCCTGACGATTACCAGTAGATGTTGGATCATTGATGTTTACCTGAGAGTCAATTACAACTGTGCAACCAGCAAACTGACCGATTGATCTATCAGTTACACCAACTCCACCACCACCCCAAGTAATACCAGTACCAGTTGATAAGGCAGAAGTTGAGAATGTTAGTAGACCTACTTGGTATAGGTAATAAGCAACCGCAGGGTGAACTATAAGAAGATCAAGTTCTTCTCCTCTTTCTCCTAAAAGGGAACGAGCTTCTGCAACAGTAGCAGCAGT